AACGGCGTAATACTTTATAGATTTGTGATTTTTTCCATGACATTTGCGAAGACGTTTAAAAAATTTCTGTAAATGTGTTTTGTCTAAATTCATAAACCCATTTTTTGTAATAGGTACATGTTCGGTATCATAAGTAAGAGTAAGGAAGTAAGCGGAAATGCTCCGCTCACCTTCCTTAATCAACCTCACTGACCATGATGAAGCCCTACGGCGTTTACAGTTTAAACACTTACCGCAAGGTACTTTATGACCTCCGTTTTGTTCTGATAACTGAAAAGGGTTCATACAAAATGTACTCATTAAAACATTGGAGTACCATACTTAGGCATTGGTCTAACTGCCTGAATTTTATTTAATACATGACAAAATAAAGGGTCTGTACCATCTTCTACAGCAAAAATTCTTGTAGTATTACTTGGATCACAAGTAATAAACGTTTGATTTAAAGAAGGTTGAGAAGCAAATATACGACCAAGATGCCAGTAGTCAAGTGTGGTTCGGAAATCACCTGCAACTCTAGAAGGCATAAATTTATATTCACTATATCTTGGAACATAACCCCAAGTGTCGTTTGCATTAAGAGTATATGCATAAATCTCATTTTGAGTTACAGGTTGCTCACCAATATTTGCAAATGAAGGAAAATAATAATCAAGCGTATCATTTTTCAAAAAGGTTTTTGGAATACCTTGCTGGTAAGCAGTCTTAGGAAGAATTGACATAATACCTATAATATAACCATGTTCTTCACAGTAATAAGAACCACTCTTTCCTGAAGATACACTAATACCATGACCAGCCATGGTACCCTGTGGTAAACCACCATCTTCACCTGTAGTATTTAATACTTCACTAATAATAACAGGAGATTTCACACCTGTTATGTATTCAGGTCTTTGTAAACGAGAATCAGAAGATTTTACACCAAAATGTGATAAAATACTCTCAATATAACGTGTGCCACCTCTTGCGTTCTTTTCTAACCATTCTTGTAAACGAAAAGCACGACGCAAATCGTTAATAGTTGTTGGTTGAGCTTCAACATCATCAAAAGATGCAAATAATTGATTTGCACCTGTTACAGAAGTAGTATTATTATCAACAGTAACGTCATAAGGTGTACCTGCTAAATCTGTACCTGCAGAAGCATTATTGACATAAACAGCACCTTCGCCTGAAATAGTACCTAAAGGAATATCAACAGCTGCACCTTTTTGTGCAAAAGGTAATGCTGCGGTAAAATAATCATGTTCCCATGCACGTTTGCGTAAAGTTGTTAATTCAGCAAAACGAGCGGCAGATGTTTCATTATTACCATCAATTAATTGATAATCTACTTCAGCAATTAAGTTTTGATCTCTGTAATACTCGTTATAAATGGCTTGATAAGCCGCCATTGGTAAAGCGTTAATACGTTGTATTTCAACGCCTGTTGTGGGTGGTGGAACCCCCAAATAATCAAGAAAACGAGAAACTTTAGAATTAGGGAAAAAGCTATTATAATAGGCTTCTTGATCCGCACTCCAATTTAAATATGGTGCTACAATACCACTGTTAGCATCAGTAATAAATCTTTCCCAATTAGACCATAAAATTCTATTGGGTACAAAGAAATAATGCATGGTAACATCCATGCGATGCATGACAGGAGCAATGAGTGGAGCAAATCTTAAAAGAGATTCACAACCAATATTAAACTTATCACCTGGTACACATTCCAAAGTTAAAATAGGAGTAAGGTTACCCATAGAAGCAGACAATTTAACATCATGGGTCAAATCAAAACTGTTCTTTTTTGGTTTGTTGAGCTTAATGGAATTAAACAAATTTTTCATACTTTTTTTCTGTTTTAAAGGCGTATACCGCCTCGTGAAATGTAATAAGATTTAGATACTTTTCTGTAACCTTTTTTGCCGTAGCTACGTTTTCGGCTTGATTTTCGTTTCATGTTTTAAATTTTTATTTTTTTCCCATTATTAGGCGAAGTAGATTGATGGCGACATTTGCGCCTGTGCCAAACGATTGAACTTTTTTTACAAATTCGTTTTGTTGTTTTTCAGTTAAAATACGCTCACCAAGTAATTGGTAAGTTTGTTGCATATTTTTAACTTCTTGTGCTAAAGCAGCTTTTTTTGCAGTCGTCAAATCAGTATTAGCAATAATGTTTTCTGTTTGAGCTACGACTTGTTTCCAACGTTGATTTTCAGTAAATTGTTTTGAATCTAATAAAGCACGTTGATTTTCTAAAATTGAACTTCGAGTACCAAAAGTTTCATCAAGAAATTTAGTATTTAAATTTCTCCATTGAGTCTCTGAATTTGTTTTTATGGCTTGTGCATCCATTAAAGCACCCTGTTTTTTCATATTTTCTAATTGCTGTTGAAGCAATGGGATATTTAAAGTATTAGGATCTACTTGTGGAGCATTAAAATTTGCAGGTTTAGCATCAACACTTCTAATAGGTTGAGCAGTTTGGGTTTGACCATAAATTAAATGTGGATTAAGACCAGCTTCTTTATAACGTTTCATTTGTTCTGCAGGACTGTTATATAGATTTTGTCTATTCCAATCGGCAAGTGCATCAACTCTTTGCCTATCATACATTTCTAGATTTTGACGTTTTTGAGCTGAATTAGTAAATACGCTAGTTAAAGCGTTAATACCGCTACCAATTAATGGCGAGAATGCTGCAAAGGGTAAAGGCATTGATTTAATTTTAAAGGTTTTTGAATTTGTTTTTCTAATCGGTTTAAGAAACCTCTTTTTTTATAGCTAAAGAATAGCTTTTTCTGAAATGGACTTTCGTACATGTGAAATATTAACATGTTGTTTTTTTTAGCGCAACGATTACGGCGTTCCTCGTAAACGAGCTTTTGAATTACTAAAATAGGATTTTATTTTAATTCTTTTTTATTATTGACACTTTTTTTTTAGCGGAGCAGGGGCGAGAGCGTTTTGTGGTGGTTGGTCGCTTGTTCGTTCCGCTACGCTCCACTTATTGCTCCCTACCCCCACCTGACGCTCTGCGCCTTCTTAAGAATTTGCTCCGCTTTATGTTGTTGGTGTCAATTAGCACTAATATATCAAGTAGTATTAGTGCTTTTGCTCCGTACCGTCGCTTTCACCTGCCGGTGGGGCGTCGCCTTCGGCTCCATTACCCCCTCCGCCCCCTAAAGGGGGGACGGTTTTTTTAGGATATTTGGATTTGAGAGTTCTGAGTTCAGATTTGGCTAATTCAGCCAATTCTTGCCGTTCTGCAAGGTCAAGAGTTCGGGGGTCAGGTAAATCATTATACTCGTCATCATCTTGCCAAATAGGCTGTTTAGAGCCGCCAATAGGCAATCCACGAGCATAACGGTCAAGTAATGTTCTAATAGACATTGTTTGATCAGGAATAGTTTCCGAAGGATCAGTATTAACTTCGTAATTTTTAGGATGTTGTTTTGCATTCATCCAAGTTTTAACTAACATGATTATAGTTTTTGATTGTTATCAATTTGTCCCATTTTACGCAAACCGTTTAAATATTGTTCAGCTTGGAAAGATGGAAGATTGTTTCCATGTTCTTGAATTAATAAATCGAGTGATAAACTCGCTTTCTTCTGAAAATGATAAGCTATCTTTTCCTTCTCGAATACGTCGTATATCTTCTCTTTGTAATACCTCGGCAATGGCGCTTTTTTGCCATCGGGTAATGGAACGTAAACACGTTCTTCGGGTTTGTTTTTGTGCCATACGAGCATATTTTGAGTAAGATAATTTGAACCAAGACCTTTAGACATTAAAGAAAATTCTTTTTGCCTATCGTCATTTTTATGTAATGGAATTTTTGAAGATTTTGAAATATACTTTAAAGTATAACCAATACTAGCCTCGGTTATAGTTCCAACGTGTATTTGACCAATTTGTTTATTATCTAACGCCCAAGAGCGTTCAAATAAATTTTGGTCAGCGTTGAATATAACTATATGGTAATGTGGTCTTAATGTTTTGCCGCCATACTCGCCAACGGCGTAATACTTTATAGATTTGTGATTTTTTCCATGACATTTGCGAAGACGTTTAAAAAATTTCTGTAAATGTGTTTTGTCTAAATTCATAAACCCATTTTTTGTAATAGGTACATGTTCGGTA